AGAACCGAAGCTACTGAACACACTTTTTGCAGTATTAATAACTGATCCAATACTACCAACAACTGTTGAAATTATTGAACGTATGTTGGTCCATGCACTCGTAATTAATGCTTTGAGCGATGTTCCTGCAGCACCTAGATTTGCAAAGAATCCAATAGCCATACCTACCCATTGTGCAACTGTTGAAAGTACTGGTGCAAACTGTTTAAATACATTGACCACTACTTGTATTACTGGAGTCAATACCCCAACAACAACACGGATCGTATCAAAGGTTGTAGATAACGCAAGCATTGCTCCTTTCAGTCCCCCGCCAACAAAAGAACCTAAGACTTGAAATGCTGGCATAAGAGCACCAGCCAACACAGTTGCAAGCGGTTGGATGGCATTCCACATTTTGACAAATGAACTAATCAAAGTATCAAGTGCTGGACCAACAATAGCCATTACAGTTGCAAAGCCATTTTGAAGTGCTGGAAGAATTGCAGTGATAAGTGATTGAATTCCACTAAAATCTAGTTGAGTAAAGGCTGTTCCAATTTTAGAAATTATAGGACCTATTGCACCAACAACAGTTGTCAAAAGTGTAGGGATTTGTTGAAATGCTGTTCCTAGGGAACTCATTACAGGAGTTAAGCTTGTAATTATATTACTGAATAACTTTGGAATGGTTGATAATGTACTTGCAAGAACATTTCCAAATGGTGTTAAACTCGATATAACTCCTTTCATCATTGGACCAATACCCTTAAAAGCTCCTTGCAAAATACCACTGAGCGGTGCAAGAGATTTTTGAATACTAGTCATTGTTTTATTAAGACCTGGTCCAATACCAAGCCCTAATTTTTCTGAGAGTGCCTTTCCAACAGCGCTTGCTAAAGTAGTCAGCGCTCCAGGTAATGCTTTAAATATGTTCCCTACCATAGGGATAAAGTTATCAAACAAGAAAGTTGAGCTTGTTGTAACCAGAGCATTTAATGGGCCTTGTAAATCTCTACCCAGTGACATATTACCCAATACATTAGACAATGCAGCTTTCATAGAATCAAATGACCCACTAAATGTAGTTGCTGCTTCTTTTGCAGTTGTTCCTGTTATATCCATTTCAGTTTGGATAGCATGGATAGCTTCAGTAATGTCTGCAAAGTTTGAAATGTCATACTTTTGTCCAGTAAGCTTTTGCGCATCTGTCAAAAGACGTTGCATTTCTTCTTTTGTACCACCATAGCCCAGCTTCAAGTTATCAAGCATTGTATAGTTCTGTTTTGCAAAACCTTGATAGGCATTTTGGATATCTCCAATATTTGTACCCATCTTATTTGCGTTATCAGACATATCTACAATAGCTTGATTAGATAAATCAGCTGCTTTTTTAGTATCGCCATTCAATGATTTAATCATTGATGCTGAGAAACCTGTTACAGTTTCCATATAAGCATTAGCAGATAAACCTGCAGTTTTATAGCCATCTGCAGCGTATTTTTTTACCTTATCCGCATTTTCTTTGAACAGCGTTTCAACACCACCAAGTGATTGTTGAAGATCAGCACCTTCAGACAATGAAGATGAAATTAATTTACCAAGTGCTGCCCCTGTTGCAACAACACCTGCTATAGCTGCTACCTTTAAAGCTGTACCAATTTTTAATCCTGCACTTCTACCCGCTGAGTCAGCTTCTGGATCTAGTTGCTTTGACATTGACCCAGAAATACCTCGAGCTGAAGGCATAATCTGTACATAAGCTTGACCTAATTCTGTAGCCACTAATTTTCACCTCCATTTCCAAAGAGTTGCTGACGATACTTTTCAAATTCCTCGCCAGAATTAAATTGAATCTTTCTTTTTGGTTTCTCTATTGGTTTATTAAGAATATCTACAACCATTTTTGGTTTATTTTTACCTTTTTGGCCATCCTTGGTCTTGAACCATAAAGAAATGTTTAATCTATCTTGAATCCCTGCTAAAAGCATTGTTTCAAGCGGAACAGATTGACCAGCTAGCTTCATTTTTATTCTGGAGTTTTCTCTTAAACCTATAGAAAAAACAGCTATCTGTTGAGGTGATAGCTGTTTATAGTCATAGATATGATAAGTTTCTGCAAGATCGCACATTAATGAAACCTCATCAAACTTAATCATTCTGGCGAGGATTGTTAGTTTTTTACTTTTTGCTGCTTATCAAAAATTTCAGCGATTGTATCACTAATTTGATCAACGGATACAAAACCTTCTTTATTACGCAAAAAGTTTTTCAAATTTTTAGCTTGACGATCTCCCAATAACAATGTAAGTAATTTTGGCATCAATAGCGGATTTTCATCAACTTCTGCCAAAACTTCGAGTAATTCAAAGTTATTTAATCGTTCATCCGCAATTTCATAGCGAAACCCTTTTTTTGTTGTTCCTTTTAACATAAGTCTCCTCTTATTCCTTAGTTAGAGTTACTGCTGTACTCCATGCAGAGCCAGTGAATGGCCCATCATGAAGATAAGCTGCTTTTTCTACTTCTGTGCCAATGCCCCCAGGTGCTTTTACATTGTACGTTTGAACCGTTATAGTAATAAACTCTCCTGTTTGAAGTTCTGGTACATTTTCAGCCGCAAGTGTCCATGAGTTGGTCTCAGAATAACCCATGTATTTAAGCTCTGAAGGCGCTCCTTGGTTAGCATCTCCATAATGTGTGAGATATGAGAGCGCTCCTTCTACTTTATCCCAATTTACAGTAATAGAACCATCGCCATTAATCACCCCAGTGACATTCTGGGGCTTAGCTGGGCGTTCCATTTGGATCAATTGTGTAATCGTAATGAGTATTCCCTGTTGTATCAGGCAGTGCTGATAATGTCAGTTCAAATCCAACTGCATCAGAATCAGTATAAGAAATGTCTCCAAGTTCTGAGACTTTACCATAAGGAATAACGATTCGTTTGAAAACCCCATCACGTAAAGTCATATCAATAACAACTGGATGTTCCAGCAACTCTTTTGAATTTGCCTTCACTGTAATCCCTGTTTCAAGCGTTCCAGCTACATTATCATCACCATACACTTCTTTAAGGACATTAATATTTAATGCTTCAATCAATGTATAGCTAAATGTATCTTCTTTTTCGGTTTGTACTGTAGCAACAGTATCACCACCCCAAGCTTTGATACTATCAGATGATGGTGAATTTGAGTTTGTCAGTCCATCTTCTGACACATATCCCAAGGGTTTAAATGCTGCATCAAGTGCTGTTTTTGCATCCATTGGTAAAGTTGTACCCTTAGGTGCTGAGTAGATAGCACCATCAATTTTGGGCTTTGCAGTAGTTACATTTTCTACTTGTGCCATATTTCCTCCTAGTAATGATTAATATCAAAAACCGCTTGATAGCGGTATTCTTTAGTTTCTGTATCTGTGAAATTATAGTCACTGTTTAGTGATACACCGCTTATTTCATCAAGAATAACAAGCTGTTCTACAATTTCCTTTAGCTCTTCATTAAGCTTTGCGGCTTCATACATCGATGGTGCATAGCTTTGAAAAGCAAATGTTGATGATGAAAGATAATTGAACTTACTACTTCCTGTTTTTTCAAACAGTACATAGCTATCCGGCATATCTTCCACCTTCTCTAAAAAAGACGATACAGTGAGATGTTCGTCAAGATATTTTTTTATAATAATCTCAATCATCTAACGTACCGCCTTTAAAATTGTATTGTTCTTTTTGTTGTCACGTTTTGCTTCATAAGTTTCCGCAAACACCATTGCATTTGCACGATTCTTACCTACATGAATATCTTGGCCATAACCTGGCCCGCAACGTTGTCTTACTGCTGAAGCCTTTGCTTCAAGGACAGCTTGCATTTCTGGAGATTTCATTAAGCTAGATACTCCACTATAATTAAGCTTAAAACCTTTTTTAGCCATAATATTCCACCGTTACTTTCTTATTCCATTGTAGCGGGATAAGCTCTTCAATACCTTCAAGTGGTTCACCAAAAGTACGCCAAGTTTTTCCAAAAAACTGAACTTCTTTATTTGTCCAGTCATGAGTATCTCCTTTTGGAATTGCTAAAGTGTAGACTGCTTTTTTTCCTGTCAGAGTTAATTGATTAACAATATCATCTGATGATGTCGGTGCAATCAACACATTCTCAATTTCAATTGGTTGATCCTTATAAATTGGTTTCCCAAAGGGATCTTTCCCTGTTTCGACTTTGTCAATAAGGGTTATAGTTATACCTCTAAGATGGCCCATAAAAATCAATCACCCCATATCTTTGTTTTTTCAATCCAAGACGGCTTAATTCTGAGTTTTTGATAAAAAGCCCACCTCCTGGAACAAGATAAGAACCTGAAAAAGAATAACCCAAAGCACTTTCTGTGGTTTGGGTCATTGGTTCTTGATCTGTCGATGTCATAAGTGTACGTGCAACAATGTCTACAGTGACAGACTTAACAACATTTTTAAAATATGGTGGTTTTTCTTCAATCATTCGATCAAGATTTTTACCAACTTTATCAGCTTCTTCACGTAATGAATCCGATACAATTGAAAGAAGCGTTTTTGCACGTACCACTTCATCTGACTTTAATTGTCGCCATATTGTGTTAACATCATCAATTGTTGCAAAATCTGCCATAATATCACTTCCCTTGCGCAATCATGAGATCGTATAACACTTGTTTTTTGTCACGTGGATTGTATTTCACTCCAAAAGCATCTAACTCCTGCATAATTTGCGCTTTTGTAATTTCTTCTGGAACATTGTCTGTAGCTTCTTCTGGTTCTTCAACTACTACTTCTTGTTCAACAGGATCAGTTTCAAGATTCTTCGTATCTTCTGGTTCTTTTTGAACATCTTCAGCTTCAACTACCTTTTTAGTTTTTTCAACATGAGGGACCCAATCGCCACCAGAAATTTTAAATTCTGTATCAATTGTTGCTTTTGTCAATGTGTTAAAATACCTCATTCAGACTCTCCTTGTTCCGCACCTTCTGTTACACGGGCAAATTTA